ATTCTTTCACTTCCGGGGTGATGCCATAGGTAGATTCAATATATCCAGCTAAATCTCCTGCCATATTATCTTCACCCGTTCCGAAACTTGTTGCTACCTTGTTCTTAATAATATCACCAAGGTCATTTTCTCTTAGATAATTGTGAGCGTCCTCTACTTTGTCCAAAGGTATTTTACAATGAAAACCTTCTTTGACAGTCACTTTACTACCGTCTTTCATAGTTGTTTCATTAATACCTAATTCCTGCATTTTTGAAGGAATTGTCTCACTTGATAGAACTTCACGTTCTCTTTTCATTTCTTTTAATGTAGCTTCGATGTTCTCTATCTCTACATCCATATCTAATTGTCTTTGAATTAATTTACTGAGTTGATCTAAATCATCATTATTTAGGCTTCTAAGGTCGCCTGCATCATGTTTGAGATCCTCAAAACTGATTGTGTTAGCCATTTGTTTGCCTCCTTTGTTTTAGAACAGCTTGGGAGGGTTAGTTGTTTCACCTCCAACTTTCGGGACACAGATAAACATTGCTCTGCCCTACTTGTACCTACTCATGATAGCCTCAGTCAGTTGACCCTACTCTATCACCCCTGTGCGTTACGCCTCTGTTAAAAACGTTGTTCCGCCACAAGCCATAAGTGCCAGCTAAACACTTAATTGTTCGTTAAAAATGTTATACTTGAAATCCTAACAAAATGCAATATATTATTTTTACAATGGCTAACTTTTTTTTGAAGGAACCTTTTCTTCATCAATTAAAGGCAGTTCGAACTTGTCATGACACAAACGTCAACAATTTCGCCTACTTGATGGAGATGGGTACAGGTAAAACTATAACAGCAATCATGGATTTGATGATACTGCATCATAAAAAAGGTGTGGATAATTGTGTAATCTTTGCACCGAAGTCCGTGTATCGTAATTGGTATAAAGAAATTATTGAATTTGTATCACCTGATAAAACAAAATATGCAATTCATACCTGGGATCCCAGTTTAAAAGATCCACAAACAAAAGCGAATTTAATGGATTTATTAGAAAAAAATTCCGTACCTTTAAATGTTTTCTTAATGAATATTGAATCTATTTCATCACCGAAGGGTGTAAAGTTTTTAGAAAAATATTTAAGTGTCCAGGACAAAAGTAAAACAATGATGATTGTTGATGAAAGTACAACAATCAAAACACATAATGCTAAACGTACAAAGAGTTTAATTAAACTAACTAAAGACTTAGATTATAAAAGAATTTTAACCGGGACACCCATTACCAAATCACCTTTAGATATTTACACTCAGTTTGCTTTTCTTGATCTCAAGATACTTGGTCAGTCAAACTATTATGCTTTCCGTGCTCGTTATGCCAAGATTGTTAATCGACCAACATCAGGTGGTCGTCACTTTCCTTTAATTACAGGTTATCAACGTTTAGATGAATTAGAACAAAAGATTTATACTCATGCTTTTCGTGTCAAAAAAGAAGAATGTACGGACTTGCCACCAAAACTTTATACAAAAAGATTTATACCTATGAGTAAAGAACAACTTGTAGCGTATGAATCATTGAGAAGAAACGCAATGTTTGTTTTCAATGACAAAACAACCACGTCTGTGAACCGGCTCTCACAGATCGTTAAGTTGCACCAGGTATGTTGTGGATTCACTATTAATGATAATGGTGAAATCCATGACCTACCTAACAAACGTTATGATGAATTGCTGGATGTCCTGGAGGAAGTTGATGGTAAAGTTATCATCTGGGCTACCTATCGACATAACATTGAAACGATAACTAACAAACTAAAGGAGAAATACGGTGATACTAAGGCTGCAGCTTTTTATGGCGATACAGAAAATCAAGTACGCTTGGATCTTGTGCGAGATTTTCAATCTCAAACAAGCGATCTCACGTACCTTGTTGCGAACCCTAAGACTGGTGGATATGGAATCACTCTTACTGCCTCTTGTACTGTTGTCTACTTTTCAAACAATTATGATCTTGAAATAAGATTACAAAGTGAGGATCGTGCACACAGAATTGGCCAGAAGAATAAAGTGACGTATGTTGACTTTGTTTGCCAGGGAACGGTTGATGATAAAATATTAACTGCCTTGAAGAACAAGGTTGACATAGCCAGTCAAGTGATGGGTGATGAATTAAAAGAGTGGATTACTTAGATTTCTTTTTTGCTTCAAATTCTTTTTTATTTCTATATTTTTCTTTATCCCTCATTTGTGATTCTAATTTAATACCAATATAACCTGTTGCGGCGGTGCCACCCATTATACCTTTAAAAATAGCATCATCTCTTTTTCTTTGTTTAATTCTTTTGATAACTTTACTTTCAGGTCGGTCGAGAAAGGTTTTCTTCTTTTTCTTCTTTTTGCCTAAAAGACCTAAACCTTTTTTAGCAATACCAAATATACCCATGATTATTTCTTTTTTGATTTAATTCTTCCCTTGACTTCTTTTAATTTGTCATAGGCTTTTTTATATCCATACCCAATAGCTCCAGCTCCTGCAGTTGCGATTGCACCGCTAGCACCTACTACAGCTTTTTCTTTTTTATTAAGTGGAGTGGCTCCAAGAACAATTCTTCTTTTTACAGATTTACTTGTTGATTTACCAGTTTTTTTACCAAGAGCTTTACCAAAACCTCTTAATGCTGCACCTACAATACTCATGATTAGTCACTATCTTTTGTAAGTAAATCTTCTATTTGAATAATTTCTGCTTCAACTTCAGTTTGGTTGTCCTCTGTCATTGAAGTGCGAAGATCATTAATTCTTGCAATTAAATCTTCTTCTTTACCGCCAGCCATTAAAATACTCCCTGGAATTTACCGCCTTGAGTAGCAGCACCCATTCCACGTACTTTTGCTTCGCCACCATTTTTCATGTAGTCCATTTTATTTCTTACTTTTTTTGGAAGTTTACCAAGAGATTTTTTCTTCTCTTTTGGTACGGGTTTTAAATTCTTTTTCATAAAGCCTCCTATTTTTTCTTTTTGCCATAAAGCTTCATAGCTCTTGCAGTATAGGCTTTTTCAACCATACCTTTAGGCATTGGTACGTCATAAATCTTTGACTCGTCTATAACCTTAGGTTCTTTTATCTTAATATGTTTGTAAGTATAATTACCCATGACTTAATCCTATGCTAATTTAGAAGTATTTGCAACGATTTCTGCAAGGGTTTCACATCTTTTTGTGGTCTGAGAATGCCATCTAGAATCCTTCATTTCTGCGGCTGCTTTATCCCAATCCTTAACTCTCATTGCTTTCCACATGTTCTTGAAATTTCGGACACCCTGGGTCCCCAGTTGATAGACCATTTCTAATATTACTTCTGACACATTTTGTGGTAAATCGTGTCCAACACATTCGTCAATTAAAAGATCAGCCCCCGCAGCAGCTCTATTCAAGTCTATATCAAATAGTTCTTCGACTTCCTCCATAGAAATTTCCACTCCTTCTGAGTATCTACTTCGTTCGTGAGGCTGAATAAGGTGGCCTATACCAATCGTGGCTTTGCCTAGTGAATCTAAATACATGGATGTACGCACACCTTCATGCTCACGTACCCTGGCTTTCAGTTCATCTGTTAAATCAATCATGCTCCTATACCCCAATGTTTTTCATGTTCATCGGGTTCTCCTTTCTTAAATAAGTTTAATATAAATTTTTTAATTTTAGATATCATATAGTGGTTTTGTTATTTTTAATTTTTCCACTATATCCATAATCCCATTATTTTGCAACCCTGTATTTGTTGATTGTGAAATACCCATAATTCCACCTGCTGGGACTAGCTCAGGCATATTAAAGTATTGACGTCGTCTTTTCTCTTCTTCCATTCTAAAATAAGGATCTTTCTCCATTTCGTCTCTTAGTATTTGTTCATTCATCATATCAAAAAAATGTTTTCTATAAATTTCTTGGTCTAACTGTTCTTTTTGTTCAGGTGAAAATTGATCAAATCGAGGCATTAAAGAAGAAATATTATTTGAAGGACCACCATCTTGTAACATAACAGGTTGATTAATATCTTCTGGTGGACCCTCTGCTAAATTTTGAATAGCTTCACCACCTGTTTGCATCTTTATAGGTTTTTTCTTTTGAGGTATTGCACTCAAAGGTCTAACAGCATCTAAAGCGATCATAATGTTCCTATTCCTCTCTTCATCATCTGACTTTCTAACGCTTCATCTAGTGTACCAAAAGCTAAATTACTTCTGGTTTGTGGTTCAAGTTGCGTTCCTTGAATGTTAGGCTGTAATGATACATCAGGTACATATTCGGTATCATAAAAACGTTGTTCTAAGGTATCAGGTGTAATTCTTTCTTGAATATTTCTCATTGTTTCTAAATCTGTTCCTTTAGGCATTTCACTCATCAATTCAATTTGTTTATCTCTCGCTGCATTTTGCTCTAATTTACTTTGAGGATTGTCAATTAAACTGAGAATGGATTGATCAATTTGTCTAATAAAATCTTGTTCTTCGAGTTCTGCTTCTGTGGGTAAAACACCTTCCGCCCATTTTAAAATATCATTTCTTCTTGACTTAGTTAAAGGATCTTTAGTGGGATACTTCACTGCATCAATATAAACATCAGTAAATGATTTTAAAACTTTTGGATCTGTTAGTATCTTAGAACCATAGCGTAAGAATAAAGCGGTCATCACAGGATTTAAAGCTGTTAAACCTGCTGCACTTGCACCCTGAAATAGCATTAATCCTTTTAAACCACTCAATGTAATTCTTCTTGTAACAAAGGTTGAAGGATCATTAACAACGAAAGCACCTGCAGCATCCGCTGCTTTGAGGAAATTTTGAATACCATCAACGGTAACGCCTGTGCCTTTTAATGATTCTTGTAAGATTTCAATACCATCTTCTGTCCCTAAACCTAAATTCTTAGCAAACTGTGCTGGATTAAATTCAACTTGACTAAATTCTAACATTTCTGGAGCCGCTGATTTTAAACCTTTTTTCTGAATTAAATCAGGACTTGCAGATACTACATTCAAATATTGATTAGGTGTCACACCGACAGGAAGACCCGTAATAGAATTATTTAATGCATCACCTAGTAGTCTTCTCACTACTTTTAATTGTCCTGCATTCGGTGCAGCACTCATAATTGGAATCGTTTTCTTTTCCATTTTACCGTAGTTTGGACTATTAATGTCATCATTTCGTACTAAAGTTTCAATATCCATCATTACACCTTCTTTATTACCTGCTTTTTTATAAGCCTGTATTTGTTCAGGTGTTGATTTAGAAAGATTTAATAAATGCTTCATTGCTTCAGGATCGTTTTTTGCTCTTTGTAAAATAGTATCGAACATTTCTTTGG